TGCCTGGAAGGATGAGTTCAAGCGGCGTGCTTGGCCATGGCCTTCTGAGTTTGACCGCATGCAAGTCGTGTTCTGCCCGCGTGGTGGTCCGTCAGCCTTAGTCGATTATGAAACAGCTTTGAGGGGATTGGGTGAAAATGATGGCAATTGATCAACGTCAGATCGATATCGCAATGGCATCTGCACCCACTGATGAGCAGTGCAGGGCGATTGATAAGGTGCTTGCTGAGCGCCGTCGTATCGCTCGGATGAGGGCGGCGGCTGCGATTCGGGCAGCGGATGATTCTCCTTGGATCATCATCAGAGTGTCAGGCAATGAACTATCCATACGCGATGCGATGCTTGCAGACCAAATTGAGGTGAATGTCCCCATGAAAATGGGAAAGGAAAAGCGCAGGAGAAACGAAAAAATACCAGCTCGGCCAGAGCCTGTTTTAGTGGGTTACATATTGGTTAGATGCAACATTGTACCTGATGCTCTGGCAGGGGTGCTGACGTTTCAAGGCGTGGTCTCCATCCTTGGCGGATACGAAAAGCCGTTCCTTATCAGCGCTGAAAAAGTGAATATATTCAAGGAGAAGGCGGATAAAGGTGAATTTGATCATGAGCGCCCAGTCTCGTTGTTCACAGGTGTAAAAAAGGTTCTTATTGTTGAGGGTCCATTCGCGGGGATGAGTGGCAATGTCGTGACTGGAATTGGTGCTGGTAAAGGTACAGCCGTCATTGAGGTTGAGCTATTCAAGCAAGCGGTTCCGATGATTATGCCGCTTGCATTTCTTTCTCCTTTGTGACCGTAATCTGTTCACGGATGATCCGGTTAGTACAGCGAACCTCGATACACGGTAGCACGTGGGGACACAGTCCTGAGGTGACGCGCTCGGACCCCGCCCTGACAGTCTCAATCATGAGACGCCGATTCAGGGCCAGAGCGTAAGCTATGTCTGAAATTCACCAATCACACTGAGCGCCCTTCGTGGCGCTCTCTCCGTATGTATATGAGGCTGACGTGAGCCAACGTATCGAGCGCGAACGTGATGCAGCTGCACCATGGCGTAAGTGGTATAAGACCGCTCGTTGGCAGAAGCTACGCGAGGATGTTCTCAAGCGTGACCTGTTCACCTGCCAACAAACCGGCATCCTCCTGATTGGCAAGCATCCGGCTCCGAATAGTCCTGTTGTCGATCACATCCAAGAGCATCGCGGCAATGCCGAACTCTTCTGGGATCTGAACAACCTTCAGGCTTTGAGCAAAGCCTATCACGACAGCGAAAAGCAGAAGCAAGAGCAGGCCAGCCTGCATCATCGTGGCGTTTGGGATTAGAGGTTGATTGTCATGGCATCTACTAAATCAGATGAGATCATCATTGATGGCAACGATCTGATCAGCAGCATCAAGATTGGTGTGAAGATGCCGCGCATGTTCGGACTTCGAATGACAGTCGCGACATGGCTGTTCACCTTGGCTGGACTGGTTGGCGGAATGAATGTCGTTGTAGAGGTCGATGACGACGAGCTGTGACCCCCGAACCCGACGAGGCGTGAAACATCACCCGTGAAACATCAGGCAGGGGGGTGGGTCGAAAGTCAAAAAGGGGTCTCAACGCTAGACCCGCGTCCCCCTCACGCGCAGGTTTTTTTTCTGACTTTGCTGCATTTTGGTATGTCTGTGTCTGCTGATAGCGGTCAGACATCAATCATCGCCAAGGAAATAACAGTTAAAACAATAGCTTGCATAAGCATTGTCTTTCACCGGCGAAGCGATTTCGCGCAAATCTGGGTATTATTTTTCCGATGAGTGACGACGATTTTGTCAGAGACCTGTGGGGCAATTATCGCCCGTTGCCGGGAAGGCGTGGAAGGCCCAAGCATGTGCCTGACGCTGAGACAATCGGCAAAGTTCAAATGGCATTGGCTCTGGGCTGGAGCAATGATCGCATTGCCAACGCTCTGAACATTTCGCTGCCTACGCTTCGTAAATCCTACAAGCGGCAACTCGAAGAACGTGAACTTGCCCGCGATCAGTTGGATTTGCGGAAAGCCCAGATCGTTTGGGCGCAGGTCGAAAAGGGCAATGTGGGGGCAATAAACGCTTTTGACCGCCTCGTCGAAAGAAACGACCTCATGCTCTATGGCCAGAAGATCAAGCCGCAAGCCGCTGCGAAGCCCACCAAAGAACCGAAGGTCGGCAAAAAAGAGGCAGCGCTTATTGACGCCAATCAGCCTGATCGGGGGTCAGCAATGGGGCGGTTGATCGCAGAACGTCAGGGGAAGATGAACTGATATGTGGGATCTATCCTGCCCGGACTGGGAAGATAAGATCATGCTCGGTCAGTCTCTCATTCCGAGACTGCCGCTGATCACGGCTGAAGCCGAAATGGGGCTGGCGCTTTTTGATGAGTTGCAGCTCCCGGATGTTCCTGGAATGCCGCGCATGGCAGATGCGTGTGGCGAGTGGTTCCGTGAAATTGTTCAAGTTGCGTTCGGTTCGTGGGACCCTTCACAACAGCTCCGCTTCATCCGCGATATCTTTGCAATGCTGCCTAAGGGGCAGTCCAAAACAACATACTCTGCCGGACTGATGCTGACCGGCATGCTGATGAATAAGCGCCCGAATGCTGAAGCACTATTTGTCGCCCCAACGCAAGCCATTGCAGAAAACGCCTATGAAAAGTCGGTCGGGATGATCGACAATTCACCGGACCTTAAGCGCCGGTTTCGCCCGAGAGACCACCGCAAGACGATTGAGGATCTGTCGAACGGCACTGTTCTCAGTGTGAAAACCTTTGATGTGAACATTCTGACGGGCACAATCCTCATTCTCGCCCTCGTTGATGAGCTGCACCTGTTGGGCCGAAATGCTCACACCACGAAAGTTATGCGCCAGATCCGAGGCGGATTAGAGAAGACGCCTGAAGGTCTGCTGATCATTACAACAACACAGAGCGACGAAGCTCCGGCAGGCGCTTTCAAGGATGAACTGAAGCTTGCGCGGCGAATTCGTGACGGACAGATGGCCGGAAAGATTATCCGCCCCATGCTTCCGGTGTTGTACGAGTTTCCCAAGGAAATAGCTGCGGATCGCACGAAGTGGCAGGATCCCGATAATTGGGGGCTTGTCATGCCCAACATTGGCAGATCCGTTCATCTACAAAGCCTTACAGCTGATTGGAACTCCGAACGGGATAAAGGCGATCATGCTGTAAAGATCTGGGCATCACAGCACCTCAATATCGAAATTGGTGTCGGTATATCTGATGATGGGTGGCGTGGAACTGATTACTGGGAGGATCGCGCCGATAAGACCCTGACGCTTGACGAGCTCATGAGACGCTCCGAAGTGGCGGTGATGGGGATCGATGGCGGCGGACTCGATGATTTGTTCGGGATCTGTGTCATTGGCCGTGAGAAGGGAACGCGGCGGTGGCTCGTTTGGTGCCACGGCTATGCCCACCCGAAGGTTCTGGAAACACGCAAGGATATCGCGTCGCATCTCAATGACTTCGTGGAAGAGGGTACGCTCACGTTATGTGAGGTATCCGAATATCTTAACAAGATCGCAGATATTGCCGCCAAGCTGATGAGTGCTGGTCTTTTGCCGGAAAAAGATGGCGTCGGTGCAGACCCGAACAACATTGCTGCCTTGGTTGATGCGCTCGCGCAGCGGGGAATTGTCGATTTGATGTTTCGCCGATTGCGGCAAGGTGCTGCTCTTTCGCCTGCAATCTGGGGGCTAGAGCATAAGCTGAGCGACGACACGCTAAGCCATGACGGTAGCACTTTCATGAATTGGTGTGTCGGAAACGTCAAAATCGAAGTTAACGGCAACGGCAACCTTGCCACCAAGCAGGCGGCGGGCCGCGCCAAAATCGATCCGTATATCGCGATGTTGTGCGCGGCAATCCTCATGAGTTGGAACCCGGAAGCGACCGGCACCGGTATGAATGATTACTTCAATAGCTTGGCAGGTGCAGGGTGAACGTATTACAAAAAATGTTCGACGGCGTGTCCAGGCTCTTGCCAATCAAGCGTAACACCTCGCTTGAAGATCTTCGACATAGCGGACTTTCCGCTTCGGGTGAGATCGTCACTGATACAAGCGCACTTTCACTTTCTGCGGTCTGGGCTTGCGTCAACCTGATATCCGGCACGATCTCATCGCTGCCCTTAGTGGTTTATCGCACAAATGCGGAAGGAAACCGCGAGGTTGCAAAGGACCATCCGCTTTACCGTCTTCTGCACGCTAGCCCAAACTATGATCAGTCAGCGTTGGATTTCTGGGATTTCATCGCTGCATCGATTGAGCTTCGCGGCAATGGTTTTGCCCAGATAGTAAGATTGAATGGCAAGATTGTATCCCTCAACCCCGTCAATCCAGCACATATGCAGGTTCGCAGATTGCCTTCCGGTGAGCTGCAATACAGCTGGAGTTCAGAAGGAAAGAGCTACATCTCCAGCGATCGCGATATGCTTCATATTCGCGGCTTCGGTGGTAATCCTCTCGGTGGCATGTCGACGCTGCGCTTTGCGCGCAATTCATTCGGATTGGCGACATCTGCGGAACGATCTGCATCAGAGATGTTCCGGAATGGTCTGCGACCTACCGGCGTACTGAAGTTCAAGCCGTGGCTTTCGCCTGAGCAACGCAAGATCGCCGAAAACGAACTTGCCGCCAAAATGGGAACGGGAAACTCTGGCAAGCCGCTCATTCTTGAGGGCGATACCGCATGGGAACAACTGACGATATCGCCAGAAGATGCCCAGATGCTGGAAAGCAGGACTTTCTCAGTTGAGGAGATTTGCCGGTTCTTCGGCGTTCCGCCACACATGGTCGGGCATACAACCAAGGCAACCAGTTTCGGCACCGGCATCGAAAGCCAGACATTGGGCTTCCAGAAGTTCACTTTGCGGCGTCGCTTCAAACGAATTGAGCAGGCTCTGGAAAAGCAGCTTCTCACGCCAGCTGATCGGGCGGCGGGCATCGCGATTGAATTCAATCAGGAAGGCTTGCTTCGTGGGGATAGTAAGGGGCGCTCTGCATTTTATCAGGTCATGACCGCCATCGGCGCGATGACGATCAATGAAGTGCGCAGGCTTGAAAACCTTCCTCCAGTCGAAGGTGGCGACGTTCCCCGCATCCAGATGCAGAACGTGCCAATCACCGAAACCGAAAACGATTTGATCGGCCACAACGGTGGTCCGCCACTTGAGGA